CGAGGTGAAACCTATTGCTAGGAAAAGTGAAGGCCCGTCCTTCCAGTGATTGTTTATATGGATAATAAAATCCACAAAACTGTCATTCTGTTTTACTTTTAATCCACCTCATATCTAACCCGAAGTGGTAGGGTATTCTATACTATTCACCTAGTAAAGTGGTCAGGGAGATTCCATCCCTAGTGGTGTTTATAGATCACACATCTATATCCATTGACCTCTATCAAGGATATGTTATAAGTTTAACGACTTTAACTAGGTCAACCACAATTAAACAGCTGCAGGATAAGTATTATATACATATAATGTGGGAGCATTCAAAAAGTAATGAAGACTAAAATCTGCCCCAGCTGCAACGTATGTAGTAACTGTTACATTATCTGTCATAGTAGTCGTTGGGAAGGGTAAATCTACTTGCAGTCGCAAATAATCCTTATCAACCGTACTTGATGTGTTTCCTTTGAAGGGATCAGTAGGTAAAAATTTCTCTTTAACATACATAGGACATGTTACATTTATACCAGATTGCGTCAGTTGATTTGTTACTGCAGCACCTTGACATCCCGCAGAAGTACAGGCTGCTCTTGCCAATTGACTTAAAGAAGTAACAACTGTAGAGTTACTTGTAAAACTAGCAGTGGTGCCTGGGTACCTTGCAATATATACATTCTTTGATGGTATATTTGAACCACAATTGAACGTGTAATTTACACTACCTCTATAACCAATATATGCATTTGCTAAATATGCAAGTAAAGTAAATTCACAAAAATTATATGTAGTCGTACCTACTCCTTGTTTATTTGCTGTATGATAACCAAGATTAGAGTATCCAGGTGTCATAGGTAATCGAGGTACCATCTTTACCACTTGTTGGAAAGTATTTGCAACTACTGAGGGTGTAGCATAATCTGTCATCAATTTGTTGTAACGATGAAGCAATTGCCTAAATGATTTAATATCTTCTCCAAAGTGCACTAGATATTGATTATCAGTGCGCTGAGTCACAGCTCCCAACGTCACTTTACCATTAATGGGTATTGAGATATAATCTTCTGATTGTGGGGCAAAATAAGATCCCCTGTGAGTAAAATCTATATCATCGGGATTAGCGAATTCCATATTTGGGCCCCCACGAATCCAAACCTGAATATCAACACTAGATGTCGCCACTGGAGCTGTCAAGAGATTTTGCACTCGCACCGTGAAAGTACCATTATCAGATAGACGATTAGTTGTTAGTGATGGTGAACTAGATGTACTCCAATCACTATAATTTCCTGTCGTATCCAAAAATTGTAGAGCTTGTTCATAAGGAATTGTAAATTCAACTTCTCGATTTTCGCCAATGTCCAAAATTGCAGTTTGCACAATATTGGAAGTATTAGCATTAGTCAAGATATTAAATCCCGGTGCTGTATTACCGGTAGGATCAAAGCTAATTTTCAATTTACCTTTGTGATATTTTGACGCAATGACACGCAATGTCAAAATGATATCTCCTCTCCACTGTCTAAATGCACCAGCAGTAAAACTAAGTGGTGTAGGATGAATATATGTGGCTCCTGTCATTGTATTTGATCTACTCAACATAGGGTGAACCAAACACGAGAACTTTATAGTATCTACTGTGTCTGCAGTCGACCATGTACTAGTAGCCAACCAACACTCACGACCCGAGATGTAAATTAAACTAAGTTCGTCCGTCCCATCTGGTAATCCAAAAATACGAGGATCAATGGACAATTCATTTTTGGGATCTAGTGTCAATTTTTCAACAGGAAAACCAATTTCCGCTGTAGCTAACTTTGGAAAAGATTCGGGATGTTGAGGGATTGTATCATCAATAACAGGAACATTTGTGAATCCGAACATTGATGCAATTGCAGAAACCGCATTCGCACCAATTTTTGTTGCTGTTGCGAATGGACCTATGATAGGCATATCAGATAATCTACCAGCAATATTTGCAACCCAAGATGCTGGTTTAGATACACATCCTTCGCCATACTCATCCGATTGTGCCGCATATCCAGCTGAAGCACCAGATAAGACAACATTCTCTACCCAACAATATACATTAACAGTAACTCCTGCTGTAGAAACTCCGTTTGCACTGCGTAATGGTGTTAAAACGTCAAATCGTGTATTTCCCAAACCTTGGAATATACTAAGATTCTGGATATTGACTTGGTTATATTCATTCAAAAATGGTTGTGTAAATTCATAAGTATCACCATTATCTGGATCAATTTTAATATGCGATCTTTGTGTCACAATACTTAACCAATCATTATTAGGATCCGCATAATAAGTATCTCCCTTAAATCCTGTAAGAGGTCTATATGACATAATCATCATACCATAATAAAAAGGTGAAGCACTCAATTGTACTTTAACTTTGAGATCTCCGCTAAAAAAAGAATAATTATTAACCTTATTTAATACAGTAGACGTTTGCAACCAATCACCCCACAAGGAATAATTAACCTTAGAACCCACAGTATCAGATTCATTCCAAGTAAATGTTTGAACTCTAACTGGTCTAGCCAAAAATTTAGCCAACGCAGTATTATCTGTATAATTAGATAAACTGTGATATGCTGGTGGACCTACTGTAGAAATTTCTTGATGTTCCATAAACGAAACCAATCCTTCTACTTTAGTGTTAGTATCATGCTTGGTTTCATCAATAATTATCTCAGATTGCGATTGCCATAAATGATAACCCAACAATTCATAGCTATTGTAATTCATCTCTTCGCCACTAGAAGATGAATCCAAAACAACTGGTTCTGGTTCAGACACTTGTTCTTGTACAAGTGTGCAACATGTGGACTTTACTCGGAATCCACGACCTAAAAAAGTTTGACCTATCTGTTCATACGTGTTTTCGGCTGATAAAGCCTCAACACGGTTTAGAGTTTTCTCTCCGCATACGAGTGGAATTGCGTCAACCACAAGGCTTTGAAGGGTGTGCTCCCTTAATGAATACTTACAAGCATTCTCATAATCGTTATACTTCATCCAAAAATTATAAACCAAATCATAATAATCTGGAAAAGTGCTATCTTTAACCCAACATCTGAGTTCACAATCATCTACTAATTTTTGAAAAAATTGATATCTATCCATAAATACATCTTTACCATAAAAGAAATATTCTCTTAATGCAGTCTCAATCACACATATATCATGGGCTTCTGGAGCCATATTAGGTTCAAAAACTCTTGAAGTCAACATTTTATTAAATGATGACTTATCTAGGGGTGCAACAATACATCCTATATCAGGATCGTATCTAAATGAGCGCTTTAAAAATGAAGATTCATCAATATGTATATATGGTACACTCTCAGCCTCTTTTTCAGCCATTGTATATTCTACACCAATACATTTCATAGCAGCCGCAATACGTGTGTGATTGAACATTGGACACTCTAAACTAACGCCCATTATATTATCATCACCATATGTTGCTAAATGCACATATCTTTGAAATGTCTCAACACTTTTACCTGATATCAGCATATAAGCGTATCTCATGTACAAACTATTAACCAAGCAATTAATAATAACGGTCAAAGGGTGTCCAGATGGATTCCCTTGTATCTCAATCAAATCTCCATTAAAATCTATACACGGAAATGCAGTATCATAAGCTATACACCTTATATAGCGCACATCTTTATCCGGCCAACCGGCCTTTATAGCCAATCTTTCCAAGATTCTAAATGCAGATAAGATAAAAGGAGCTGCCATACGCTTATCAAATTTTCCGTAATCTCCTGCAATTATTCTGTCTTTACCAAAATGTGTTATATGGTGGTACAGATCTCTCCATTCTGTAGATTGAGCAACAACACCAGGCATTGCTTCAAACACAAATGGATTATTTTGGATAAGACGAATATGTGATAATAGATATTTACGTACAACAATAGACCATGCAAATTCGCCGCCTGTAAAAACGCGTGTTTTACCAGCAGCAATCTTCTTCAATGTAACAGGCTCATCTTTTAGATGACCACAGAATTGAGGATGAAATCTAGTATTATTATCATAGCACTTCTCTATTTCCACAACTCGATCAAGTATAACTTGATCTACACTAGTGATTTTGCCGTTCACCTGAGTTATGAAATTTTTCTTGCTAGTTTTAAATGGATTCCCAGCACTGGTGGAACAATTTATCTTATCAACATATGTGACACCATCTGCTCCATTTAATGCTACATCAATGCTATAAACTTCTAACATAGACAATTTATCATCTAAATTGCTGATAATGTCATTAAAAAATGCATCTTCACATTTTTTAATATTATTGTTGAGATAACAATGTACTGGTGTAGTCATATCTTTGATCGCTAGATGCCATGGCTGCCAATTCATAGCTGGTGGTCCAAAATCGGGTGAATATCCATTTTCAACTACATATTCCGAAATATATGTGGGTACTACTTTAGATTTATGTTTTGGTCTATACCCCTTAAAACTGCCATAAACGTTTGCCGTACCAGATTCTAAAAATCTTATACAAGATTTAGTGTGTAAATCCGTTAACTCGCGCATACAACCATCAGCTGATATAGGTATTGTTCCTTCACTAACTTGTGCTTCATATAGATCAATGCAAGCTCGAATCGCTTTCTGTGATATGTGTTGCATTGCGACACCACCATTGGGTGCACCACTAGTATGCATACCGATGATGATTTGACTGCTACCAGTATCACAAAGACACATCGAGCCACAATCACCACTCTCGGTAGGTCTGACGGCTACACCATGATATCCAGGAACACCAAAAACAGGACAGGAGCCTGGGCGAATATTATTAATAGCAATCTTGGATATAATTCCAGATTTGTTTTTCATTATATATTCTCCCTTATATACACCCTGCAATACATTATCTAATGGAAAATAATCAAGTAAAGACTTACCTGGTGCAATACTTCGCAATTGCAATATGACCATATCTGTGTCTGGAATTTCACGAATATCAGTTTTATCAAAGGTGATTTTATATACATTCCGGGAAACATTAAATTTGGTGTCATCTCGAATGACATCTAATTCCCCAACATCGCATTTAATAGCATGTTTATTCAATAACCACAGGTTACCAAAAATATTAACTCCAGTAGTCCAGGAACCTCGACCTATAGTGGGGAAACGCATATTAAATTTTGCTGTTTGATTTTTCAATCTATCCTCCAATATGCTACCTTGAGCACATTTTGAGGTCCCAGATATCTCACATGAAGTTAATGTATATGGATCATGCCAATAGAAGGTAGGTTTCTCCTTATCCATTGGCACAGGAATAGAGCCTTCATTACCCTGAGCTTCATATTTCTTACATTCCTTCCCAGAGACAGTTTCTTTATTTCCCTCATATACTAAAAAACCTTGTGCTACAGCTTCCTCTTTTGTTTTTGGAGCATTCACAACTTTCTCTTTAAAATCCTTCTCGGCAATGAACATACGCCATAGGGCACGTAAACTTAAGAGAACCGCTGGTACTGCTAAAATAGTTCCTAATTTGTAGAGATAATTTTTCTGTATCTCTATTTTACGAACTTTTTCGCCAGCTAATCTGAATATAAGTTTCCATGTATCTATACTATTTCCACAGAATTTAAATAAAAGTTTATATTTCCACATACTTCCTAGTGTCCATGCATAATAATGATATAAAAGCCGAGGTAAATATTTAATAAAATAATAACATAATATACATAATAAATAAAATACAATAAATATACATGGATATAAAAACAAACTGGAAATTACAAGAGGTAAATAAAAGAATTTCCAATTCACTAACATAGTATGTAATTGATCCATAACTATTAGATCATTTTGCACTACTTTAGCATAAATACCCAATTTAACCTTAAAATGATCATCAAAATCACTAATTTCCACTTGTTCATCGCAAATACAATTGCCCAAAAATTTCTCACAAACATTACATTTGTTATACTTATGTGGCCAATTGGTGCCACATAAACAATCATTTACTGGACGTTTACATCCTAAACAAACTTTAACATCCGCCATTGATTTAGCAGCAGAATCAGCTTTTCTTTGTGATTCCGCATGTTCTTCAGCAACAAAAATATACCATTGTAGAAATGAATTTATATCTTCAAACATTTCTATCTCTTTATACTTAGTACGCTGGTTATCTTTCTCAACTTCAGATTCTGGTACGGGTATTGATACAGTAAAATTCCAAATATTCATATACTCACCGTCAGGTGTAGGAGGTATTTTCTTCGAATCAACCATAAAACCTTGTTTGACGTATTCCTTTTTGACAGTAGGAGTTACAACATAACTCAAACGCCGAGCAATCGCAAAAGGACACGCAAAATATGCATGTAAGTTGAGATGTTTTGTATTTGTGGTAGCAATTAACAATTCAGCTTTAACTGGAGTTCTACCTTTATCTTCTAAAGACGCTTGAGGTGGTGTATATGGTACAGAATTTTTAACCTGTAATAATTCTTTCAATGTGGGATCAACTTCCCCAGTAGGTGCTAAGAAAGCAATATCATCCATCACAATACACCATTGAGTGGAGTCGAAACCAGACCAATACTCATCAGTCGGACACCTAGTGTATCGATATGAATCATCAACAGGTAAATTAAAACATTTACCATAATGCTTGAACATGATTTCAGTTAATTTGCTCTTAGCAATGTGGGAAGATCCATGAATCAAATACCAAATGGGTCTTTACGTGGTTGTTGAGCCGATCTCTTTGTTGTTTCTTCAGCTTCAATCAATTGCAATTCCATTAATATCTTCTGCAAATACAATTTCTCGCTCCTGTCTAAACCTCCTGTATATTTAACTATAGCTTTCCCTTTTTCTATAGCATCCTTAAGTTCAGAAACAAAAGAAAATCTATTAATACCATGAGGTTCAGGATTAGATAAAAACTTGCTTTGCATTTTCAATTTTTGTGCTACCGTCAACCATTTTTCATATGATGATCCACTGTGAAAGAATCTATCTGTATTACCTGTTTTGAAATATGAATAGCCAGCTTCACAAACAAATACCACAGCATCTAACATAGCGTGTACCATATCAAATCCTGGCTTGTGTGTTCTTTTAAGAGCCTCTTCTTCAAATTTGTCAAATTGCAAACTCTTAAAATTGATTTTTGTCCATGATAGCATACCTGTGCACAACATGTACATAAAAAATTTATGTAATTTTTTATAAACTGCCATTTCTTTCAATTTGTCATATGTACCTAAAACTTCGCGCATTCTTTCAAAACCTAATTCTATATTATCTTCATCTTGCGCAACAAAACCCATACGCGCAGATATTTCATCCACAGAAGGCATTTTAGCGCAATAAAATAGGTCATCAACTATATCTAATAATGTATGTAATATCGTGAATTTCAAACCTCTTAGTTTGCAAAAATTTACGACAGCCACACATCTATCAGTATTGCTTCGACTTCTAATAAAATGAAACATTAATATACTAATATCCTCTACTAAATTAATTTCTTTATCATATTGACCAGTTATATTTAAATGCCGTCCCAAAAAAGATTTTCCTAGGTGTTCACCATTCCACAACCAAGATTTAAATCGTTGTTGGTAATCATCCAGCAAATCTAAACTTTGGACCTCAAATACACAAAACTTACAATTATTACGATAAAATACCAATGTTTTATCGTAATCCATCAAATATATACAATTGCCACATGCGTGACAAATTTCATAAATTCCATAATCCATAAGAATTTCTTCCTCTTTGATTATACAAAGAGGGGATTGTCTTTTTGAAGGTCCAGGATTGGATTCAACACATTCACGCGTTAAATCCCTCACCCAAACATTCTTTTTATAACCAACTTTAGCTGGTTTATGTTCATCCAAAAACACACGAGTATTCTTTCCTCGTGGCGTAATGATATAACCAACACAGCTAGTAAATTTTCCTGTTACCATATTTTTAAAATATGTCTTTCCAGTGAACATGTGATCAACTGGAGCACGCGCATTTTTGATCGTTAAGCTATTCTCCTTAACATGAGGATTCTGCATATCCTGGCAGTTCAGCATCGTATTATCGTAAATTGTAACCATAGTAATATTGGATTTAAAATGAGTCATACACTCCATGACCCTGGAGACAAAGATGCAGATTGTGCTGCCTATATTGTTATATACAATATAGAAAATATCCTACTTTTTATAGTGCGTTAGAAACAAACACTTGTCTTATATACCAATCGTAATCAATATACTTGATCCAACAGTTTTATCAAAACTTGAGGATAAAAATTCTTCGGAGCTTGTCAAAAGACGCGTCCTGACCCTATTAGTTAGGCGGGTTCCAAAACTGACCTTTTATAGTTCGGATAGTACGAACTCATCAATAAATTGATAATTTGATCTCTAACGAGATCTTTTCTCACCGATAAAAAGGGTTGGTGAGAATTAAGGTAGTAACTGATCATACCGAATGGATTAGATTGTTACAGTCCTATAGGCATAAGTTTAGTATGTATTCATACTTGGAAATAGTTTTGGTAACTATTTCCTAAATGCTCTATTAGAAAAAGAATAAATAGAGCGAAAAGTGATTTTGGTAATCACCGAATTAGTTAAAATTGCACGTATCGTGTTGCAGACGTATGAAAATATTGTCGAACAAAAAGGTACTCTCCATAATATCGTAATATTATGAAGGTCGATTTAGTCTATGAAACGAAGCAGATTCTTAAACTACTGACCGTTGCTTTATCCGGGGGGTTCGATTAACGATTCCTCTCCCGTCGCCGCTTCGCGGTCAAATAGAAAAGACATTCTCTTCGAACCAATAACATGTAGTGTGTAAAACACAC